GTAGTGTCAGATCGCCTTGATTTATTTCTCCAAATTTTCGACCAGCACAGGCACCAGCAATAGCATATTCACCATAAGGTCGATCGGCACCAATGGTACACCATGTTTCTAGCCGTGATTCGCTTTCGCGAGTTAGTTGACGACGCATAATACCACCAGCTAATTTTGCACACTCTCTAAAGGCACTGCGCCAAGCATTATAGGCATCTGTATTAAACACAGTTGTATTGCTGACCTGTGGCATTACCTTAAATTTATCGCTAATGCTAGTGGTCATGTCAGCATTAGATTCATCAGCGGCCAGCATGAGCTCGCGTGGAATTAATTTAACACCGCCGTAGCCATATTCTAAATCATTAACAGGATTACGACTACGCCAAACATGTACACAGTCTCTGTCAAATATACCAGGTTGAAAATCAAAATTCCAGTCATCGGTTAAGTAAGCATCTCCGTCGACTACATAGAACATATCTGTGGTGGCCAATTCTGCGGCTGCCTTGTGTGCATTAACAATGCCTTTGATACCGTTTACGCGAAATGATTTTGGAGCTTTTTCTCTGACCCGCTGCCAGTTTTCTTCTGCATTAGGTTCGTTATAGCTAATAAAGATAACGTCCAATTGTTTAGGTAAGTCAACTTGAGCTATTCCGGCTGCCTTTACACCTTTTGATTTGTTTGGAGTAATTTTAGCTGCCCAGACATTATTAGCAATAGCACTGTCTAGCATCCATACATGTTCATAAATTAGCTCATAGTATGGAATACGATTGTCGACTGTAATTTTTAGTTCTGGAAGTGCTGGGTTGTAGGTTATTTTTGGAGTAACATAACCCATATCTTTTATTGATTTGTTTGCGCCTCGAAGTTTAACTTTAATAGCCCATACTTTATCATTACTGGGATTATATTTAGGATCTAGATACCATACACACTCGTACTTAAGATCGTAAACTGGTACCTTTAACTCTGTGGAATATTCTATATCGGGAATCTCCGGATTACGAATTATTCTAAGATGTGCGGGTTCAATATAGCCCATGTCTTTACTGCCAACAACGTCACATTGTGATAAACGACATTTATATACCCAAATCTTTTCATTTGAAGACAAATATGTATGGCCAGCATACCAGGTCATTTCATAGTTTAAATCGTATAAATCATTGATGCTGGGCTTGTCAAACTTTATTGATTCATCAATGTCTGGATTTCGTTCCCAGATAAGTTCTAAGTTGACCTCCCAGTTGACCTCCCAGTTGACCTCCCAGTATTTCTTTTGAGCAATCCAATCTTGTTTAAAATATTTTGCTATCCATGTGTCTTTATATTTCCATACAACACACCGATTAGAGTTAACCAATGGCAGTGAAACATTGTCATCAAATCTAAAATTAGGAAAAGCTGGGTTAACAATGATAAACTCGTCAACTCCTTGTCCTAGATTATACAGAGCCAAGTCGTATGCTTTTGAGTCGCCTTCCCATGCCACTTCATTTATTTTTTCTACCGGAACGTAGTATGCATCAATCATATTTCACCTGTCTAAGCCAATCATAATATTCTTGAAACCCTTCTTCTATATTTACAGAAGGATAAAACCCAAAGTCTGAACGTGCCCGCATAGTGCTTAACTGTCCTCGATATGGAAAGTTATCATCGTGGTCCATAACTTTAATAACGCCTTGTCCAACAATTTTAACAGCAAGATTAGCCGCATCTAATAACGTGTGTGTTTGACCCCGGCTAATGTTGTAAGTAGCGTTGGCAGTGTCTTCGCTGATTGCAGCCAATGCTATACCTGTGGCACAATCGTCAACGTGTGTAAAATCTAAACAATCGTCAGCACCGCGTACAATCAGTTCGCCACCTCTCATGGCAGCGGCAAGAAATTTACTAACTACTCGATCTTCTACATCGTATGACCCATACACAGCACTAGGACGAATAATAGTATAGTTTAAATTGTGTTGCCTGGAATAGTCTTTTACTAACCATTCCCCTGCTAATTTCATAATAGCGTACTGCCCGATAGGATTACACGTAGACAACTCGTCTATGCCGTCGTGCATTTCGTGTTTATTAAAATTACCGTAAACCATACTGCTACTAGCATATACAAACTTTTTAATCTTGTGTTTAACACCAAGCTCGAGTAAGTTAAGCAAGCCTTCGCTCATTACTCTACTGCCCTGCGCTGGATTCTTATTCACTACTCGTTGTCTCGGAAAGCTGGCCAGGTGTATAACAACATCAACCCCGTTAAATATCGAGTCATCAAACGGAGCACTAATGTCTGCTATAGTAATATTACGGGTATGTATGTGGCACATACGTTCTAGCATCAAGTAATCTAATTCTGCTTGTGGAATAATACCATAGGTGGTTTTACTATCGATAATAGCACACTCATGACGAAAACTCTCAAGCACACGAACTACACTGTGCCCAATAAAGCCTAGGCCGCCTGTAACTAAGATTTTCATTTGCCCCACTTTAATTTAAGATATGTACAGTCTTTATCCGACAACTCGCCTGTAATAGTAACACGAAATCCAAATGTATTGGGATCTGGCCTACAAAAAAATTCGCCTTCGCCAATGGTATGTTCCATGCACCAACGTCCGTGTTCAGTCTTTTGCCATTCTGCAATAGGAAAGGCCGCATATAGATACGGATCCTCAACATCGCCCATGGTAAACGTGTGGAATGTAATCTTTGGCATACTGTATTATAGCAAAAAACTCTAGACCTTGCGATCTAGAGTTTGCCTAATAGTTTGTCGGTTTCGGGTTGGACAAGATTGGCCACGGCTTTAATGTCTACCACAAAATCCACATCTCGAATTTCGTGATCGTGCTCTGCAAAGTATCTTGTAAGCATTGTTTCGACTTCTTCTAACTCCAGGCCCTGCTTGATTAGAGTGTGTATATTGATAGTCTTTTGACGACCACCTGCTAGTTTAACTACAACCTTCTTTATACACTCTAAAGGAACATCTGTCTTGTTTACATCTGCAAGAATAAGTTCCCATTGGTTTAAAAAATCATCATCAACTTGCATCAGCCGCCACTACAGTCTTTGGCTTGTTAGGACCACGTCCACGTCTTACTGGAGCTTCCGCTACTGAGGTGGATACTGTTGCTGTAGATGCTGTTGCATTCTTAGCTGATACTGTAGGATCCATTCTTTCTGCATCCTTCTTCATACGAGCTGCTTCTTTTGACATTGCCAACGCATTGAGTTCCATGGCTTTAGCCTGCGCCAACATATTAGCGGCAATGTCGCGATCTGACAATGCACCATCTTGCCCGGCGTTAAGTGTAGGAGGAGCAACATAGTTAGGGTTGGCTAAATTGGCCTGGTCTGCTTTGTATTTTGCTTCTGCGGCACGTTTAACTTCTGGAGCAACCATACCACGGCTAGCATCATTCTCGGCCATGCGCTTGATAGCAGCTTCGCCAGTCTTCATTTCGTTGAGCATTTTGTTAAGCTCATCTAATCGAATCTTAGATGCTGTATTGGGCGTCATAATAACATCGGAGGTACGAACTTTTTTAATCATGCGCTCTTGATGTAGAGTTTCAAGGATGGCACGACCATCTGGAAACAGGCTACGATGCAGTGCATCGGCTAATTGTTCTGCTTGTTGGCCAATATCGCTTTCCAAAACCTTTTGAATAGCATCTTGCCAAACTGCTTGGATAGTCTCGGGGTAGATGATCAAACACATATGATCTTCGCCTGGTACTTCTCTAAATAATACACAGACCTTGCGATCTCCGTGCTTGCCTACGTGTTTAATAAATGCCATTTCATTCTCCTTGGGATTCGGTTGCGGCCGGTGTTGCCGCTTGATTTGCTTCTTCCTGTGCTTTGGCTTGAGCGATAATTGCATCAAGGAAGGCTGTGAGCTTATCGTAAATTGCGCCTACTTGAGTTAATTCTGCACCACGGAAAGCACCACGTGTACTGGCCAGGTCTACGATGTTCTTAAGTGTATCGAGATCTGCAATCGTAATTTGGTTAGAGTCGTTTGTATTTTCCATGTAGATATTTAATTAAAATCGTGCGGCACAGAAAATAAAACACCCACTTTTAGGGGTGTTTCGGTAAAACTGATACTAGGTTTAGTTAAGTTTATAGTTGATATAAGCTAGACCAAACGATATTGCGGCGCCAACATAGTTACCCACACTTAGATCCTGTAAGCCTGCAAATACCATAAATCCAATTAGGAACCAGGTAATTTCTTTCTGGTTCATCAAATACCACTGTTTAAAACTATTCATATCAATCCTTTGTAGAGTCTAATAAAAATTCAAACGGAGTCATTGTTACCCACCCCTGTTGCTTTGTTTCACGAGCATAGTAAACAGATAACCATACCCATGTTCCGCTGGTCATACAAGTTGGGTACCAAGCATAATGTTGATTATACCAACGGCCGTTATGTCTAAAATTTAGTTCCACTATTCTTCTCCTTCGAGTTCTAAATCCTGCCCAACCATATCTACCATACAACTATAGCAGGTAGGGCAAAATGCTACAGGTAATATTCCAAAGTGCCCTTGGATGCCACCTTCATCATCAGTAAAATCACAGGAGCATACATTACACTTATGGTCTGTACCTACGTGTTCTAATCCTTTGATCATTCTTCAACTCCGAAATATTTGTATACAGCATCTTCCATACCATCGCCATACGCTATACCAGCACGAGCAACCTGTAGCGTTTCTTTCACAATCAACTCGGCGAACTTGGCTAAATCGTCGTGCGACATATTACCGTCACTTAGATTATTATTTGTTATACCAGCTTGTTCAGCAAGTTGTCGAATCCGTTCGTTCATTCTTCAACTCCAAAATGTTCTTCAAACTGTCTCACAACATCTGGTGCCACAGCGTCAGCAACCCAGTTATTAGATACAATTCTTGATGGATGTTCCTTACAAATGGTCATACATTCCCTTACAATCAACTCGGCGAACTTTTCCAACTCTCTATCGGATAGTGACCATTTACCTGTTTGAGTTCTGTCATATCCAGTAGCAAAGCCTGACTCAACCGCAAGTTCTCTAATCCGTTCGTTCATTTCTCTTGTGACTTTCTTAACAAAAATGTTTACCTAAATTAAAAACAACATAAAGCAATAAAACTGTTGGCAATATGATTTTCATAAACACTTCAAAAAAACTGTAGTTCATTTCTCTTGTGCCTTTAGTAATTCTCTTTAACAATGTAATATTGTGGCTTTTTATATTCCTCAACAATCTTCTGTTCTTTGATAAACTTATTCATCTCGGGTGCTGTAAAAAACATCTTATGGATTACAGG